GAAGCTCCAGAAGTAGGTATCCCATTATATGTTCAGTTAATTAACACAGTTACACGAGGCGCAAGATTAAAAAAGTTTTATCTTCAATCTGCGGCCAGTGGTGTTGGTAAGACTCGTAGCATGATTGCAAATGCTTGTTTTATTGCTTGTGATAAGATTTATGATGAATCATTCGGATGGATAAAGAATGGGACAAAAGAGCCTACTTTATTCATTACAACAGAGCAGGAACTTGAAGAAATTCAAACTATGATGTTAGCTTTTCTTTCAAATGTAAATGAAGAACATATCTTAAATGGTTCTTATGAAGGCAATGAAGAAGAAAGAGTGCGGGAGGCTGCAATTTATCTTTCAGAAAGTCCTTTATATATTGAAGAACTTCCTGATTTTTCATTAAAGGATGTTGAAGATAGAATAAAGAAGAATATAAGAGATCATGATGTAAAGTATGTGTTTCATGACTACATTCATACTAGCCTCAAGATTCTCGAAGAGATAACTCGTCGCAGTGGTGGAATTAAACTCCGAGAGGATAATGTCTTGTTTATGCTATCTACAAGGCTTAAAGATATGTGTAATAAATACGGTATCTTTATTATGTCCGCAACTCAGTTAAATGCGGACTATCAAGAATCTAAAACTCCTGACCAAAATCTGCTTCGTGGCGCAAAAAGTATTGCTGATTGGACAAAGTAATTGAATAATTTACTATCAATTTTTATATAGATTAAGGGATAAAGCGAAAATCTATATAAGGAGCGATAAATATGAAAAAAATAGAATTAACACAAGAACAAATAAGCCAAATATTAAACTTATATAAGAATAATTACTCTCAACAAAAGATTGCTAATATTTTAGAGGTATCTAGACCTGTTATAAAAAGAGTCCTTACAGAGAACGAGGTTCTGTTAAGAGAAAGAACTCATAAATATAAAGCAGATTATAATATTTTTGAAAATATAGATACTCCAGAAAAAGCTTATTGGCTAGGTTTTATAGCAGCAGATGGTTGTAATTATTAGAGAGAGAATAATTCTTCAATAATCATTTCTATAAACTAGAAAGATATTGATCATTTAGAGAAATTTAAAAAATTTGTAAATACTAATGCTGAAATAAAACTTTTTGAGCAAGATATGGGGTATTCAAATAAGACCTAGATGTGCAAAATAGTTTTAAATAGTAAAAAAATGAGTAATGATTTATATGATAAAGGCATAGTCCCTAATAAAAGTTTAATATTAGATATTCCAAAAATAGATGAAAAATATTATTATCCATTTATTCTAGGATATTTTGATGGTGATGGTTCTATAAGTAAAACTAATTGTTATAATAATTATTGTATTAGCTTTCAAGGAACTAAAGAAATTTTAAATTGGATAAATAATTTATTTGAAATTTCAAAATTGGATAAAAGATAGAAAGAAAGTTCTAAAAATAGTTATTATATTAGGTGTGGTGGGACTAATAAACCATATAATATATTAAAATAGCTTTATGATTCTTGTGAAGTTCATTTAGATAGAAAATATAAATTATTTAAAGCTTTGGAAACAGTCGTCCTTAGTAGAAATACTAAGTGATTATTAGACCGAGAATTGCTGGAAAACCCTTAGAGCTAATTAAACTACAACGTAAATATGAAATAAAATTAAGCGTGAATGTTTGAAAATTAATTAGATTGGGTAATCAGCAGCCGAGCCTTGAAGAGAGGAAGGTTCAACGACTATCTGGTAGCGCAGAGTAGCAGAAATGCGAAGTACGGTCTACCTAAACTCTTAATAAAAGAGCAAGGTAAAGATATAGTCTACTCCTTTATGAAAATAAAGGTATTAAGGAAAATTGATTACGGTAGTATTTTGCTTCTTGTTAAAGACGAAGATTTGGAAGCTCTTGAACCAGTTTTGTCGGCAAATGTCTTTGACAAACCAACAATTAAAATGTCTGTTTATAAAAATAGACGAGGTAAATATAAGGGTGTTTATTTATGGTGTAGAGCTGATTTGGGAACCTGTAGAATAAATCCTATGTTTTGTACCACCTGGGATTATGAAGTAATAAATGTAAATAATATTCGTATTATTGTCGATGGTGACAATGAACAAAATTGGAATTAAGGAGAAACTAATTTATGAATATGCTTGATTTTAAAAGACCTATTGAATATAAGATGCCCAATGCTATTGCTGTAGGATATTTGAAGGCTAATAAGGCAATGAAGTCTAAAGACCCAAATCATGCTAAGTCTCAGGAATATCTTTGTAAGATTGTGAATGAGGAGTTTGGTATTAGAGGAAATTGCGTTAAAGTAATTACTTTTTAATATGCTGTCTTTTGATAAAGATGAAATTAAGGAGCAGTTGGATATAGCCGATATATTCCAACTGCTTTTTGATTTCGGGGGAAATCCCAGGTATACAGATTTTGGAATTATTTCTCAGACCATCTGCCATAATAAGCCAGGAGAAGGAAGTTATAAACTTTATTATTATGAAAATAGTCAAGCTTTTTATTGCTATACCGATTGTGGATTTTTGGATATTTACACTCTTGTAATTAAAGTTGCAGGTATTCAATTTAATAAAAACTATAATTTAAATGACGCCATTAGATGGGTAGCAAATAGATTTAATATTAGTGGTAGCTATGAAAGTGAAGCTAGTGAGCAATTAGAAGATTGGGCTTATTTAGAAAATTATAAAAGGATTGAAGAAATAAATCCAACTTCAAATGAGCAGATTACTTTAAAAGAATATAACAATAAAATTTTATCTCGATTAAATTATAATGTTAATATTACACCTTGGTTAAATGAGGGGATTACTCAAGAAGTCTTAGACTTAGCTATGATTGGTTTTTATCCTGGAGGCGACCAGATAACAATTCCGCATTTTGATAAAGATAACCGTTTTATAGGTTTGCGCGGCCGCACACTATCTCTTGAAGATGCTGAAAAATATGGAAAATATCGACCCGTTAAAGTAGGAAAACAACAATTCAATCATCCTCTTGGAATGAATCTTTATGGCTATAATTGGAACAAAGACAATATCCGAAAAATGAAAAAAGTTATTGTTTTTGAGTCTGAAAAATCGGTTTTAAAATATGCTTCTTATTTTGGATGGCAAAATAATATTTCAGTTGCGTGCTGCGGCAGTAATATATCTTCTTATCAAATGCGGCTATTATTTGATTTAGATGTCGAAGAAGTAATTGTTGCTTTTGATAAGCAGTACCAAGAGTTAAATACTGATGAAAGTAAACAATGGAAAAATAAACTTTTAAAGATTTATAATAAATATCACCAATATTGCAATATTTCTTTTATGTGGGATAAAGGTCATTTACTTGGTTATAAAGATTCTCCAATTGACGATGGAAAAGAAATTTTTCTGGAGCTATTTAAAGAAAGGGTTATATTATAAATAATGAAAGGCATAATTTGGTGTACAGAAATTGAATTAGGGAAAAAGCAATTAAAAGATATTATTCATAATTATGTAGATTACGGGAAAATAGAACTTAATAGAATTTAGCAAAGTAGAAATAAAACTTTTGCAGAATTTAAAAATGGAGATATTTGGGAAGTAGCATTGGCCAGCGAGTCAGCAAGAGGTAAACGTTGTAATATTTCATATATTCAAGAAGGTATTCCACAAATTCTCATTGATACAGTTATCAGACCTTCTACAATAGCAAGACCCTTTAACGGATTTTATTATTATTATCCCTAAAAGAAAGAAAAGAGTTGAATAAAAATAGATTATAAATTAATTAATCCAATAAATAATGAATTAACAATTACCTAGCAGATTTTTGCAAATAGAGGAATGAAGCCACCAGAAACAGACTTTTATCTCCATTTAGATGATAGTATTATTTATCCAGCTGTTTTAATTGATAGAATGACTGATGGCGCAAAAATGCTTATCCAACATATCGTTAATAATGATAATATTTTTATCCAAGTGGATTAACTTTATGGGTCCACTTTAAACCCTTTAAACTGCGGGAACCCCCTTAGAGCCTTAACAACCAAGCTATTATAGGGATATAATAGTGGCGAGGTTAGCAACCAAGGTATGGTAAAATTGTTAAGGATTGGGCAACCAGACGCAGCGAAATCTCTAGAACAGAGAGACGTTCAACGACCATAATAAGGGCTAATTAAAAAAAATTAGATGGTATGGTCTATTCCCGTTAATGGCTTTATCTTTAATTTTAATATTTTATAGAAATAAAGATAAAGAAAGGAAGAATTTATTATATGCCTTAGAAAAAACTTGAAGATATTTTATCTCAAGAAGAACTCGATTATATAATTGATTTATATTAGAACAATGTTTCAATGCGAGAAATTGAGAAACAAGTTCCTTATGGAAGAGCCTCGATTTCTCGGATGCTTGAAAGGCTAGGAATAAAAAATACATCTGGAAATCATTATAGAAAGTATTTCTTTGATTTTGATTTTTTTGAAAAAATAGACACTGAAAAGAAAGCTTATTGGTTAGGTTTTTTATATGCCGATGGATGTATTCTTTCTTAGAGAGAATATGGAGAGCAAGAATTTAAATTAGCTTTAGCCCAAACCGATGAATAGTCTATTATTGATTTTAAAAAGGATTTAAAAAGTACTTATCCTGTTAGATATGATACAAGTAGATCCAATAAAAATGAAAAAAATCAAGTTTAGGTAATTCAAAGCCTAAGAAGTCAAAAAACCGTTGATGATTTAAAGAGACTTGGATGTGTTGAAAACAAATCTTTAATTTTAACTTTTCCTTCTGAAAACCAAGTCCCAAAAAATTTAATTTATCACTTTATTAGAGGTTATTTCGATGGTGATGGAAGCATTTCTTCTTATAAAGATAATTACACAATTAATTTTGTCGGGACAGAGGCTTTTATAAAAGAGTTATATAATTATTTTTAGATGGGTTCAGTTTTTCCAGATAAAAGGAAAAAGAATTCTTGGTATCTGACAATTAATGGCAATCTTCAAGTATTAAAGTGCTATCAATTAATGTATAATAATGCTACTCGTTTTATGGAAAGAAAATATAATAAATTTTAGTCATTAGCAAATAAATATCTCGAAAGAGAGGGTATATAAGTCTGATGCTGATGGATACACGTCTTCGGCGATTTTAATTAACTACTTAAATAAATTATTTCCGCACTATGTCTCTGAACATTTGACCTTCAGGCTTTAGGATGGTAAACAACATGGAATCATTTTGGATACTATTCCTGACGATACTAAACTTGTAATTGCGCCGGATTCTAGTAGTAATCAATTTGATGAACACCAGCAATTAAAAAATAAAAATATTGATATTTTAGTTATCGACCACCATGAGGCTGAAAAGGTTTCAGAAGCCGCTTGTATTATTAATAATCAACTTTGTAATTATCCTAGTAAGTCTTTATCTGGCGCAGGAATGGTTTATAAATTCTGTTCATACATTGATTCCATTTTGGAAGTTGATTATGCAGAGAATTATCTTGACCTTGCGGCTTTGGGTATGGTAGCTGATATGATGGATTTGCGTGACTATGAAACAAAAAGATTGATTGATAAAGGTCTCAGTAATGTTAATAACCCTTTTATGCTTGAGATGATGAATGTACAAAATTACTCGATTGAGAAGCATGGCGGGTTTGACCCATTTTGTATTAGTTTTTATATCGCACCCCAAGTAAATGCCACAATTCGCATGGGCAGCCAAGAAGAGAAACTACTTTTATTTAAGTCAATGCTAGAGAATTATGCTTATGAAAAGGTTCCTTCCACTAAAAGAGGTTGTAAAGGCCAGATGGAAACACTTGTTGAGCAAGCCTGTCGCAATTGTACTAATATCAAAAATAGACAAACTAAAGCCCGTGATGAAGGTTTTGCTATTGTTGAGAGTTTGATTGAAGAAGAAAATCTTTTAGATAATAAAATTTTATATATACAAATTCCTGAAGAAAAAGCTGTTAATAAGAATTTAACAGGTTTAATTGCGAACCAGCTTATGGCAGAATACCAACGCCCTGTTGCTTTGTTAAATAAAATAAATAGAGACGGCGCAACATTTTGGGAAGGAAGCTGCCGCAATTATGATAAATCTGCCTTTACGAATTTTAAAGATTTCTTAAACAATAGCAATTTAGTTGATTTTGCAGAAGGACATCAATCTGCTTTTGGTCTTGGGGTCGTAGCTGACCAAATGGAGAATTTAATTGAATATACAAATACTGCTCTCGCAGATTTCTCTTTTTCACCTCATTATGATGTTGATTTTATTTTTAGCGGTAGCAATTTTAGTCCGGCAGATATTCTTGAAGTCGCTGAGTTAAAATATTATTGGGGACAGGGCTTATCTGAACCTTATATTGCGATTGAGCGAATTAATGTCACTAAAGACAATATTCAATTACTTTCTCCAGACAAACATCCTACTTTAAAAATTACTCTTGCCAATGGGGTTAGTTTGATGAAATTTAAATCTTCTCAAGAAGAATTTAATAGTTTGTATAGAGATACCGGTAGTACAGTTATTACAATTATTGGAACGTGCAATGAAAATAATTGGAATGGTAATATTAGTGCTTAGATTTTAATTGAGGAATATGAGATTACAGATGTACAACAATATTATTTCTGATATTGATAATGACTTTTTGTAGCCAGAAGAGGAGGAAGTGGATAATCTATATACTTGTGATGAATTGTCTCAAATTATTATAGATGCTATAAATGCTTGGGAATCTATTAAACCCACTAGTGAAGATTTAATAGATGCTTTAGCGACATTGGGAGATTGCGGTTATCCCTTATCCATGTAGGATACTACCGAGGCAATAAAGAAAGCTAATTAGGCGTTAGATTCTTTATTGCCTTCTCTTGAAACTTCTACTAGCTAATGCGCAGCAGCTTATCCGCGCGCGCTTGGCCCAGCCTTCCGAAACCACAAATCAAAATGGGTTTTAGAATTTTTCGAGCAAAAAGTTCAAAAAAGCTTTTTTACTATAAGAAGAAACTAATTGATTTTTATTAAAATATATGGTATAATAAAAGAAAAAAGGAAATTATAATTATGAATTTTAAAGATACTTATAAGGAACTTGATAGTCTCATAAAGCGTTGTAGGGGTTATGGATATGATAGTCTTTGCCTAAGATATAAAATTGCGCGAGAAGGCCAGGCTCGTTATGAGGCTCATAATGTTTATTCAGATTTAGAACAGTCTATGAAGGCGGCAAAACGTGATGAATTAAAATTTTATCAGCTTTTAGATGAACTCATTGGAGAACATGATTAAA